AGCGACGCCATGAATGAGGCTTTCCGTGTTTTTGGCGTCAAGGGCTTAAAGCCAAAACCGTTGAACGAAGTCAGTGTGGAACCCAGCTCACCTGGTGCTTCATGGCGTCTTTATGGGCGCATGGGTAAACGCACTGACTTTGATGTCTATACGGAAGGTTTAGCCCGGGCTCAACTCATCTTTGAAAGAGCCAAACGTGGAAAGCAGCCGTTTTGTCGTTTACCACCATGTTTGGCATACCTCAGGACACAACTTGCTCCACGTAGTCGTCCTAAGGTAAGGCTCGTCTGGGGCTACCCCTTTGAGTTAAACCTGATAGAGGGGAGCTTCGCCGAACCTTATCAAGAGGCACTCTTATTCCGGTGTGCGCCTATACTACCTAGAACCAAACGATGGGTAGCTATGGCGCTTGATCACACGAAGCGAGCAGGGACCGTAGTCGGTCTAGACTGGTCACGGTTTGATTCAACCGTACCAAGGTTCCTGATTAGGTTCGTGTTTGGCATCGTGAGGAAAGCGTTTGGGAGTGAATATAAGAATGTCTTCGATATGCTGGAGCATTACTTTATTCACACGCCAATCATGATGCCTGACGGGAAAGTATTCGTTAAACATACTGGTATTCCATCTGGATCAAGGTTCACGGCGATTATTGGTTCAATCGCTAATTGGATCTTGATTAAAGCCATGACTCGCGGACGGGCTAGACAACTTCATACCGTTGGGGATGATAGTTTGTTTGCCCTGGGACTCAGCAAGGAAGAGATCCGCGCTGAGCTTGAGGAGTGGCGCCAGTTTGCCTCAAAGCTAGGGATGACTTTGAACCCTGATAAAACAGAGATCGGGGGAGACGTTAAGTTCCTAGGCCGGAGGCAACGCTACGGATCCACCCGTCGTGATCCCGGAATCCTCCTCTTACACTATATGCTGCCCGAAAATGGTGGGGCGGATATGGAACAGAGGTTGGTTGGACTCCTATGGGACTCTAGTCTAAATGACTGGTCCATGTTTACGCTGTACGCACAATTGGCGTACCAGCCAAAACATGTGAGTCCGCGAGAGTTGCCGTGGCCTATGAGGATGGCGCTAAAAGGTAGATCACTAGTTACCTTGGGTGCCATATTCTCACAGGGTTGACGACTACGGATGTGCGGTGTGTTTTCCCAA